AAACTGTGGTCGATCTTATGGGGTGATGTTGTTATTTCTATTTTGTATGAGAACGGAGTGGTGATATTCTTATATTGTTATTATTCTCGAAATTATGGACACGTAAAGAAGCTCCAACTAGAAGCCGAAAACCGACTCTATAAACAATGCCATATGACCAAACTTGTTTGGCTTGCTATCCGTGAGACAACAGCCCGAGTTTTCTCCCGCAACATGATTGTTGCTCGAGTTACCTCCCGATTGTCCGGATCAGCCCAAACTTCGATTGGGAATTCCATTCAAACAAAGATGATTTTAGAATATGCTACACGAGAAGGACCTGATGTTGAACTCATGCGCGAAAGAGCTGAGTACTTAGGTTACCGTGTGGTTTTTGCGATTTCTTATCGTCTGAGTGATATGGAGTTCTGCTCGAAATTGTTTTGGCCAACTGCTGATGGTTTAGTTTTAGGAGCCAAGATCGGACGTTTTCTCAAGAAGTATGGAACTATGCGTATCACCGCCCATACGGAAGAAGATTACAAAGCCAGCATACTCAGTGCCCTTAATGATAACTACTTCGTACCGATCGTATCCTCCGTTCTTAAACGTACCTTACAATTACTGGCGCATGTGAAATTAGGTAAAGTTGATAAGGATGAAGAATACAAGCACCACGTCGAACGCCGCCATCAGATGACTGATGAGACTTGGTTCATGCTTCATGACCGCTACGGAATCTCTCACCTCCAGGTAGCCCAATTAGAGGAGAAACTTAAGTGTGTTAATTCTCTCCCCTTTAACCTGGAGATCCCTTGGTTTGATGCCTTAGTCCGGCGGGACGATTAAACACGTAAGCGGCTAACAATAAAGATACACTACTAAACACTTAAAACACACACACACAATGGCAAAACAAAAAGGACGCAAACAGCCAAAACAAAAGAAAAACAAAGCCCAGAAACCAGTTGTGCTAGCCAATAATGCGAGTGCTAGGCCAACTAGAGCTTCAAAACCAATTAAGACAGGAGGACCAGCTCGGTCAATCATGCCGCACCACACTCGGGCGGTTTGTGCGATCACTGATCCTTTTTGTCCTGCGTCGAAAAACGCGAAGTACCCTGATGGCACAATGGGTAATACCCTTACTCAACAAGTTCGAGGGAATTACACCGTTACCACTTCTGCTTCTGGAAACTACGTTTTGTCACTTGTTCCTTCAGTTCCTTATGGATATCTCTTGGCGGTTGCAGCAACAGCTACTACAAATACGTTAGCTGCAGCCTACACCAAATATTCATCCGCTAACACTCTTTTTGATACTTACGGACAGAATTACCGTGTCGTATCTATGGGTGTTATTATTCGCTGCGTAGCCTCTGCCACAACAGCTTCTGGTACTCTCACC